CGTATGAACTTGCACTCTGCCAGTAAGAAAATTTCCTTCGGGTTCGCCGTTGGCGCGCCCTTTTGGAATCTTACTGCGACACTCAGTGGTGAATGTGTCCAGAAAATCTGGGCTACATGCCAATGGGTGCCGGCTGGCGCAAGCTCTGGGTCTCCTCTAGCGCGGCCAACGCCTGACTATGTCAAGCGCGCTGTTCTCGGGCTAAACGCTCGGAACATCACCGCAAACGTGTGGGAAGCTCTCCCATGGTCCTGGTTCATCGATTATTTCTTCGGTGTCCAGAACTATTTGGAAGCTAACTCCGGTTTCTATACCGCAGTTCCCGTAAAGGGTGCTATGATGATTCATCATAAAACCCTCCTCACGTCACCACCAGAAACGTTGGTAGATCCTTTTCTCAAGGTTACCACGCTTTCCCAGGGTACACATGTCAATGAGTCGAAAGAACGCATTGCCATAACCCCTGAATCCATACAAGCTCGCTTTCCGGTATTATCCGTAAAGCAACTGTCGATCTTGGGTGCGCTCGCCGTCCTCAAGGCTCCTAGGTTATAACACCTAGGTCTAGAAGACAGCTTTCACACTCAGGAGAGAACAAATGCTTGCCAATACCCTCACTCTCACCGTTAATAGCGTGGCTAAAGTGCTCACGCGTATTAATCAGGACAATTACGGTTCCGAATACCGTCTCACGACGGCGACGGAGCGTTATGTTCTGAAGATCCGACATTCCTCTCAGAATGTCGGCGGTAAGACCTTCGACCAGCACAACGTGCTTGTCGAACACACGGTCTTTGGGACCGCTACCGATGTGGAAAAGAAGATGACAGCATCTGTCACTCTTCGAGGCCAGATCGGCACGGATCCGGCGGCGTTGGACTATCTGTCCGACGCCCTCGGTGTGTTGGTTGCCGCGCAAGCGGCGGCTCTCGTCCAGGGCGAGTCGTAACTCGTCCTAGCCGTGAGTCCACCAATCTAGCTTAGCTAGGGCGGTATTGGACTTGCAGCTGTAGACCTCGAACACGAAAGGTGTCGACGTGAAAAGCTACATCACATTGTTCTCCGAGTTGTACCGGTCCCTGGCAAGGGACTTTACATCTCAGTACCCATCCATCGAGAGAGAGATTGAACGCGACCTAGGTCGCCTCCAGTCTAGCTTCAGAACGGAGGGTTTGGGTTTTGTTACCCTTACCCATCCCGCTATGAACGACTTCTTTCAGAAGTCTCTCGCTATCGGAGCATTTGCGGACTCACCTACAATGACCCGGCCTCGCGGCATGGGTCGTAAGTCCGTAGATGACCATCGACCCAGGTACCTTTGGTGCCTGTTTTCGATGATCTTCGAGGAAGATGGTACGCTTAAGTCTGACCCGGATGTCAATGCCATCGCCTTCGTTCGTCAGTGGTTACTGATGGCGAAGAAGGTGGAGATTGACTGCAGTGAAGAACGTAAGGAAGCGTCCCTCACCGATTTTCTCGCAGTTGATGCGAGTTTGCCGGATCACCATCGCGACACTTGGGATCTTGATGATCCTGTATGGTGTCGTAGAGAAGGGCATCCCCTCTGGGGATGCCGTTCAACTAATCCGCATCCTGATCTATTTGGTCAAGATGCAGACGATGGAGTTGAACCAGAGTTCTGGGTCACATACAGAAACGTATGTGACCGCTTCAGATCCATGATCGGAAGCTTTGACCCCTGGGCAGCTAGACCTAAGCATGGTCCTGGTGCTGTTGCTGATCCTGGGCAGGGCTTGAAATATGATTTCAAGCACTGGCCCAGAAAACTGCAACAGTACTTCCCCTGGGACTACTTCGCTTCTAGTGACTTTGGTCTATCTCAATTAGAGCTAGGCCTAGCGCCAGAAGAGAGGGAGTACCCTTCAGTAGTCTTGTGTGTCCCCAAATCGCAAAAGGGTCCTCGCATTATCTGCAAGGAACCTGTTGCGCATATGTGGATGCAGGGCGCTATCGAAAGATTCCTAGTCAATAGGATCAACGAGAGCTTCCTAGCTACCTCCATCAACCTACGAGACCAGTCTCTTTCACAGAGATTTGCCCTCGAGGCTTCGGAGGAAGGTACGTTCGCTACAGTCGACTTGTCGGCTGCTAGTGATCGTATCTCT